TGGCGACGTTCGACAGATTCACGAAGATTTTAAAACTCGCGCCATTGAAGGTGGCGAACTTTCTCGAAACGAAGAGTTTATTCGTCGTTATGAAGAAGGTAAGTATGGTATGACTACATCGTTTACGCCTGGTGCTGAAGATCGTGGTCTCTACGCATACGCTGCTGAGCAAGATACTCCTCTTGCCAAACAAGTTCGAGATCTTCTCGATTTCGCTTAATCCACCCATTACTACTAACTTTGTATTGTAATGGCAACAACTGAAATTTTTTACAACGGTGATGATAGCACTACGCTATTCACCTTTCCATTTGAATACATTACGAAAGACGACGTTAAGGTAAGTATTAACGACGTTAACACAACTGCATACACCTACGCCAACGATACAACTATTCAAATGAACTCTGCTCCTATTACGGGGCAGCGTCTTCGCATTTATCGATTGACGGATGTTGACGACCTGAAAGCAACCTTTGCTTCGGGTTCGTCTATCCGTGCTGTAGATCTTAACAACAACTTCCAGCAAAACAACTTTGCTGTAGAAGAGCTTAGGAACTACACGTGGGACAACGAGATTGACACAATCCATAGCGACGAGACTTGGGTTAGCAATGATACTTTGATTGCTACCACTGCTGCTATGGATCAGCGGTTCCTTGATGAAGCTGATGAAGTCATCCTTAGCTCTGAAACTTGGGCTAGTAATGATGATAGCGTTGCTAGTACAGCTTCCATTGACAACCGTATTGATAGCAAGATTGATGCTGCTATCACTGGTGACATCGGTACTGACGGTACTGGTATTACTATTACTAACGATGGCGACGGCACCATTACCTTGGGTCTTGGTGTTAGTAGCATCGATCTTGATAAAATTAAAGCAGGTGATGTTGTTACCAGCAGCGAAGGTTGGGCTAACGACGACAACACCATTGCAACTACGGCTAAGATTGATGACGTAATTGACGACGCTATTGCTAATGACATCTTGATTGATGGCACTGGCTTGACTAAAGTCACTAGCGGTGGTCAAACTACGCTTGGTATTGGTGCTGGTTCCGTTGATCTGGACCGCATTAAAGCTGATGACATTATTACCTATGCTGAACAAAACGATGCAAGTGTAAGCGTTGCTGATACTAACATCTTTACTGCTAGCGCTGCTGCTCGTCGTTTTGATACTCTTGTCCAAACTGGTACTCCTACTGGTAGCCAATGGCAAGTAGGTAAGACCTGGCTTCAAAATGATGACGACCTTACGTTGTCTGTTTGGAATGGTGCTGCCTGGACTGCAATTACTTCTGGTGGTACGTTTACTGAACAGCCTAGCGTTGTTTATGTGGACCAAGCCTCTGGTAATGACACCAATACTGGTCACCGTATTAGTACCCCTAAAAGGAGTATTGGCGCTGCTATTGATCAGATTAATGCAGAGATCAATACTAGCATCACTAACAATGGTTCTGGTTACGTTGAAGGTAACTATGCAGCCGTGCCACTGACTGGTGGTAATGGTACTGGTTTGACTGCTGACATCACTGTTAACGCTTCTGGTGAAGTGTCAGTTGTGACTGTTAACAGCGCTGCTACTTTAGAAAATTATAGTATTGGAGATATTTTGTCTGCCAGTAATACTAACCTTGGTGGTAGTGGCTCTGGTCTTCAGATTACTGTAGGCGGTGATGGTGACGGACAGATCATTATTGTATCTGCTGGTGTCTACCGTGAAACTGCTCCTATGCAGATTAAGCGCCGTAATGTTTCTATTATCGGTCAAGCGCTGCGTAGCTGTATTGTTCATCCGACTCCTGCAACCGAAACCAACACCCTGTTTGAATTGAACAGCGGTTCTTATATCAGCAGCTTGACGCTGACTGGTGTTAAAGCTGGTACTACTGGTACTAACGTTGATGACGCAGTTCTTCCTGCTGATCAGGGTTGGAACTTCGCGTTCTACAATAATGCGTTTATTAGTAAGTCTCCGTACATTCAAAATTGTACTAACTTCTCCGACAGTGAGATTGATAACAACGACCTGAGGGCACACCGTCCTCGTGGTGGTATTGCTGGTGACACGGATTCGCTGCCTACTGGTGGTGGTCTGCTTATCAACGGTGCTACTCCTCATGACAATAGCCCCCTGCGGTCTATGGTCTGCGATAGCTACACCCACGTTGGTCTCAACGGTCCTGGCATCCTTGTTACTAACAACGGTTATGCTCAGTGTACTTCTAGCTACGCCTTTTTCAACCGTTATCACATTAAGTGTCTGAATGGTGGTCAGGCTAACCTGGCTGCTTCTACTACTGACTTTGGTACGCAAGCACTTGTTGCTGATGGTCGTTCTACTACGGCAATTTTCAGTGCTTCTCTAAGCACTAACATTACCAGCGGTGACATTACCTTTACCATTGGTGCGCCTACTGCTGATGCTTCGTGGCATGGTACTGCTACCCGTCCGCAAAGCAATATGCTTGTTGACGTGAATGGTACGTTCTATTCGATTCTGTCTGCTACTGCAAATGGTGCTGGATGGGATGTTACTATTAGTCGTCCTGATCCAACTGACCGTAGCAACAACCTTGGTATTAATGGAGATGTAACTGCTCCGATTGATATTGACTTCTACCTGCGTTCTCAGATCGCTTCTAGCGGTCATACAATGGAGTACGTCGGTTCTGGTACTGACTATACTGCATTACCTGAAAACGGTGGCGTGCCTGTTGAAGCTAACCAAGTTGTTGAACTTAACAACGGTAAAGTTTGGACTGCTACTACCGACCACAACGGTAAGTTTAAGGTTGGTGACTTTTTTGAAGTAGATCAAGAACTTGGCTATGTTACTATTCCAAGTGGTTCTATTGCTTTTGACGTTGCTTCTGATACGACTCCGCAGCTTGGCGGTAACCTTGACGTAAACGGTAATGAAATTGTAAGCACCGGTAACGGTAATATTGTTATTAATCCTGGCGGTACTGGTGTAATTGATTTAAGCGCACCTACAGCTGTTACTGGTGATTTTGGGGTCACTGGTAATTCAGTGCTTGGAGGTCAGGTTATCCTAGAAAACGGTACAGAAACAGACCCTACTCTTGCTTGGGGTGCTACTAATCAAGACACCGGTATTTATTCTCCTGGAGAAGATCAGCTAGCTATTACTACTAATGGTTCGACAAGGCTGTCAATTGCTTCAACCGGACTTATTAGTGCAAATAGTAATCGTATTAGCAGTGTTAGCGATCCTAGTTCTGCACAGGATGCTGCTACTAAGAACTACGTTGACACTGGTTTTGTAGACCAAACTTCTGCTACTGGTGCTGCTAACATTCCCTCCGGTGCAACCGGTGATCGTCCTACTGGTGTTAACGGTATGTTCCGTTACAACACTACTGACGGTGCATTTGAAGGCTATGCTTCTGGTGCTTGGGGTGCTATCGGCGGTGGTGGCGGTTTTGAAGTCTCTACGACTCCTCCTGCATCTCCCTCTGGTGGCGACACCTATTGGGACAGCGAAGAGGGTAACGCTTACATCTACTACGAAGATGGCACGTCTAACCAGTGGGTTCCTCTTGTCCCCTCTACTCCGCCTAAGGCAGCAGCTGGTGGCGGTACTGACGAAGTGTTCTTTGAGAATGACAACGCTGTAACTACTAACTACACGTTGCAGACTGGTAAGAACGCATTGTCTGCTGGTCCTATCACTATTAACAGTGGCGTCACCGTTACTGTTCCTTCTGGTCAATCCTGGGTTATTGTTTAATTATGGCTATTACTATTAACGGAACCGGAACGATTACCGGAATTAGTGCAGGTGGTTTGCCTGATGGAAGTGTTACTCAAGCGGATCTGGCGTCTACGCTGGATCTGACTGGTAAGACGGTCACGTTGCCGTCTGGTACTGGTGGGAAGATTTTGCAAGTTGTTCAAGCTTCAAAAACCGACACTACATCAACTGCCAGTATAGACTCTTTTGTTGATTTAGGGTTAAGTGCATCTATCACTCCAGCCTCAGCATCAAATAAAGTTCTTGTGATGGTTAGCATTGGGCGAGTAGTGTCCAACACCTCTAATTTTCGGATGTCCCCCTTTAGAATTTTAAGAGGTGCAACCGCTATTGGTGTTGGCGACGCTGCAGGGACTAGATTGCAATCTAACTTTGTCATATTTGACACCAATGACGCTAACTATGGTGGCTCCAGTGCTTATCAGTATCTAGACTCGCCGTCTACGACTTCGGCCACTACTTACAAAATCCAGTGGAGCGGACAGGCTGGTGAGACGTGGTATTTGCACCGCTCAAGTTCCGATACTAACAACACTGACACTATCCATAATCGAGCAGCCAGCCACATTATTCTTATGGAGGTGGCAGGCTGATGTTTAATCACGACGCAATTTACAGAGCTTACAGCGGTACTGTTGTCCGCATTGACGACAGCACTGGAGCCTTCGACGCCGACGGCAACAAGATCGAACTAGACCAAGCTCTTGTCGATGCTGCAGCCGCAGAACTTGCAGCCGAAGCTGCTGCTACCCAATACCAACGTGATCGCCAACCGGAATACCCGTCTCTTGCCGATCTAGCTGACGCCTTGTACTGGTCGAACCAAGGCGATAACACCAAACTTGACGAGTACTAC